CGCTCCAAAAAGGTCAACCCTGAGACGCCCCCTGAGACGCCCCCTGAGACGCCCCCAGTGGCTCCTAGAGAGCCTCCGGAGATTACCCCTCTGGGAACACTCGTGTACTCTATGAACGGCTGGGAGGTACCGCCTTGTCCGCCAGGCTACGTTCGTAGGTCATCTGACCTAGCAAGCGACGATGCCTACGTTCTGGACCCGATTCGGACGCCGTGTAAACACCTCCGTCTGACGCCAGGCGAGGTGGGGTCTTGTGGATACCATCGCATCAAGAGGTGGTGTCGATCCATCAAATCGTACGTCGGCCCGAAGACCTGCGAGACCTGCACGCAGAGAAAGGACTTGGATGGGACAAGGTAGACCTAACAAAGCGGCTGACGGTAGCTTGACATTTCCTCAGAGGGGATTCGAGCCGCCACCAGTGCCTCCCGGATACCTCCGGAAGACAACCAACCTGAAGAGCCCCGACGCTTGGTGTTTCATTCCGATATTGAAACCCTGCGAGCATCGGACGATAGTGACAGAGGAGGGTCCCGGAAGTTGCCAGGCAGTTTCAATAAAATACTACTGCAAAGGAGTTCGACGTCATGATATGTCAGCTTGCGAACAATGTGCGAAAGGGAATAAGACATGAGTGATTGTACAGGCTGCGGTGAACCTTATCCGTCAGCAAAGGAAGTCGAGATTGGCACCATGCCAGATGTCAGCGACAGCTTCAAAGGGCTTCCAACGGGGACGTCCAAAGAACTACCCAAGCTACCGGGAATCGTGTACAGCGAAGTGTGGGCCGTCCCCATGAGCCAATACACAGAGGATCACCTGTCTTACATTGGCATGACGGTACCTGAGGGGTTTGAATTTGTACGCACCAATGGTGACGGCTGCATATTCTACGAAAAAGAGCCTGGCGGCTTTGAACCGCCAGGCCCGATTGATGGGTTTGAATGCGACCCGGAAAACCAATGGTTCTTCAGACCACTATGGGAATCTTGCTCATGGCGACACTACACGACGATAGCCAAGACGAAGTGTCAGTGCATCGACGTGTTAGCTAAGTGTTCAGTGAATAGCCATTGGGTTAAGTACGCGGATTGTTTGAAGTGCAAGTCACGGCTCCCACTGAAGAACCGTCTGTATCCTGTGAAGAAGACAAGAGCTAATCTTCGTCTACCGGACCTCGACCATAATTCCAAGTGAGCCAGGTGCGGTAGAGCTTGGCGTACATCAATCCCCACTCAGGACCATGGTTGTCAGCATCGTTGCCAAACCATGTCATTGCGTGTGACCATTCGTGCAAGAGGGTATCCATCCTCAAACTGAAGCACTGCTTCCGGATGTCTATCTCAAAACAATGGTTGACGTAATCACACAGACCTTGGTATTCCATATCCTTCTGCCTGACACGGACACGCTTACCGAGGGGATGCTCACGACGGAGCCAGCTTAGAGTCTTTTTCCACTTCGTCTCTACTGTTAGTTTCATGAATCCCTCCAAACTATGCCCACCCCGCTCTCATGCGGGGTGGGCTCTTTTTGGTTAGTCACTGTCCTCAGCCAAGAACGCAGTACCGGCACCAAACCTCTCGCCGTCATCGTCGTACTTGAAGTGGAATTCCTCACCATCTTCATGCTCCGAGTCGCCCCACTTGGACTCATCGCAATCTACGACGAGCTTGGCGTCCCCAGCATCTTCCTTGATAGATTTGAAGAAAGTGTCTAGTGTTGCTATTGGACCACTGTCCCCATTATCAGAATCATAGATGGGTGTCTTGCGGATATCAATCCCAGGCTCTTCATGCTGAATCTCTGCTAATGGCTCGATCTCCATATCTGTCTTGTACCGTTGAGTCAGGTCTGGGTCAGGGTTAGCCGACACATCTAACTCAGCGTACTGAGTAGGAAATATCACAGGTTGTGCCTCGAAGTCGACATCCGTCGGAATGTGTTCACCGTGGTCAGCAGGTCCGCTGAAGACCACGTTAGGACCACCAACCCACACGACACCGGTTCCCCAGTCGTCTGGGTCCGTGAAGCCGATGGGTAGGTCACCCGTCGCGCCCGCTCCGATGCCATCTCCGCCCGCGTATCCGGCGGCTATGTCCTCGGCTGTCGGGTAGGTTCTATCCACTGACAACGCTGATGGCCAAAAGAACTCATACTCAATCATCTCGCCAGATCGCACAGGTGTGTGACAGACGAAGTCGATGGTTTGATCAGCCGAGTTGTAGTTGGCTTCCTCAACGATGGCCTTCACATCCCCAGTCGATACGTACGCGGAGTTGAAATCCAACAGAACAGTGTCGAACGTCTCCAGGTTAAGTTTCTGGAGGTACGTCTTGAACTTCATCTTCTTCCATGTGTTGGCTTTACGTATCAACCAGAAGGTCGCTGCCTTCAACACGATGTCAGGCTGGTTGAAACAGTAGAAGAAATAGTCCTCTGACTGGGTCCCGTACTTCTTGACGTTGTGCCTGAGGATGACCTTGTTGGGGTCGTCCTCGTTCCACGAGATACGCCACTCGACGACCATCTTTGTGACCAAGTCTTCGGTCGGGGTCAGCGATATCTCGATACCGCTCTCAGCGTCTATGTCACTCTCAGTGATTGTGTCGTCGCTGGATGGTTCCACTGGCAGGTACTTGATGTAAAACGTGCCGTTGGAAATCCAGAGAGCACACCGAGCTTGGAAAGCGATCTCTTGCAAAACAGTAATGGCATTCTTCTTCTCCAAGATGGGGAAGTTCATCGGGAACGGATCGAGACTCGTGCGGATGTTCGTGAAGCTGGTTGCATCGAAGTCCAGGTCTGTGAAGTTGGTGATGATGTACTCAAGGATGTCACAAGTGTGTGGTCCGATATCGGATTCAAAAGTGACATAGATGTCGTCGTTCCACCCCTGACCCGTGATGGTACTCAGAGGCTTGTCGAACACAATCTCAACGGCTTGGATAGGGCCATAGTCCGTGACTTGAATGACATACAAGTCTGACGGGATATTGATGAGCTTACGTTCGTTCTCGAAGACTTTGTACGCCTTCACGTCCAAGACTGTGCCAGGCACGATACTCGCGACGTATGTGACAGGTTCACTCGAAGCAATATCGACAGTCGTTCCAGCCTCAGCCCAATAGTGCTGAGAAATTTGGCTAGGACGCCCACCGGACAAGTCTGTCCCTGCCGGGACGAAAATTGCCTTCCTCGTCGTTATCTCTGTATTCCCCACCATTGTCTTGTATTCCCAGTACCCACCACGCATGGTAGGTGTCTCTGTTGGATTACACCATTCCGCGATATCAACGTCGGTGCCTCCTTCCAGGAAAGGGTTGGAACCGGGGATACCACTGATACCCAACTTAGCTTTTCGATAACCCCGCGTGAAACTACCTTGGTTCACATATCCATCGTAGATGCCTTCGGCCTTTTCCTCATGTTCTTCGTGAAGTCTATCAGAGATGTAGAACTTGTCCCCCTCGAAGTAGCCTGTGAAGAGACCTTGACCTATACGGATTGTCATCCCGATGTTCTGCGGAAAATCTTCGCCACCTAGAATCGTGACAGGGTTGCAACCTAAGTCATTTGGATTTGAGACGCTCTTAGCCTTACTAAATTCGGCACAGACCCCATTCTTCCAATGTTGGAATGACATTTGGTTACGTTGGTCTCGTAAGTCTGCTTGCTGTCCCCTAGCGGCATCTGATTTCTCAGCAGCATCTTTGATTTCGTGTCTTTTCCGATCATATGCAGCATACACACTACCGAGGTGGTCTATCTGTGCGCCTATGGCTGCCATCTGAATAGAGTAGCTGACATCGTTACCACCTAACGGAAATGCCTCATTGAAACTGTTCCCACTGATGATACCAACGCCACAGAGTGTCGAGCCTTTGACGGCTTGGTTGAACTGCATGGCAGGGACGTCTTGTACCTTACCGAATATCATTGGCCATGCTTTGTCGATGATGTCCTTCGGAATCCACGGGAACTCGCCCTCTTCAGCAGAGAAGCCTACTTCCTTGTCTTCGAGTTGCGAGATGATGGAGAATGCGACTGTCCGGTTTCTTTCGTTCCAGGTGATGGGCGAACTGATTTTCCCTGCGAAGAGCAGGAATCTGTCGGCGAGTGCCATCCCGTCGAACCACTGGTATACACGAGCACTACGTTTGTGGATGTCGTGGGTGTCGAGGATCGCTTTGATAGTGCCATCTGTGTCGTCCAGGGTTAGGGCTAGTTCTTGTGAACTGTCATTATCACTCACGCTGATGATGTTGTCGAGATCGCCGACCTCCAGTATCTTACCTTCGATGGAGCCGACCGTGCGGTCAGCATAAAGCTTGGAGCCTTCATCAGCAATCCAATCGATCTCCACGATTGTGATAGGCTCGTTGCCATGCGTGGCAGCGATTTGTGCTAAGGCGTTGGCGGAAAGATTTCTCATTGCTCTTCTCCCTCGTGTTACTTATTAACCACCAATATCAACACTAGTTTCAAGTGAATCTTCAGCGTTTTTGAAAGCTATCTTACGATCTGCTTTACGGACATTCTCTCGAAGATGTTTCATCACGCATCGTTTCCACCAATCCAAGTCAGTCCAGGGTAAGTCCGTGCGAGGATTCACTACCGGGATATTCGTGTCTTCTTGGAAAGGGATTGGATCAAGAGTTTGTTCTGCTCGCGAAGTTCTGACAGACTGTTCAACTGTAAATGTGAAAGTTATCTGTGGCATGTAAATCTCCTTATGAGTTAATTCTGTTCGATACCCTCGAACTCGATAGTAATGGTCTGGGTCTCGCCCCTCGGCATCGGAGATATCGCGGGTCCCGCCCTTGACACTGTGTCAAACTCGAATGGGTTGTTGACGAAGTTGCCAACCCACACCCTATCGTTGTGATCGACTACTGTGATTTTGGATGCGAAGTACGATTGGAAGAAGGCTCTCATTTCGAGTGCCTTGTTCCTTGTGAGCTTGAACGTCCATTGCATCTTACGTCCGCCCTTACGTTTGATGTATGTGTATCGCGTGCCATCCAGGGCACGCTTCATCACCACCACATTCCTAAGACCTTCAGAGTCCCCCAACCTTGGGTTGGGAAAGATGGACGTCGTCTGGATAGTAGGGAACGGTGCTTGCATTTGAAACGACATATTTTCTCCCTCAAGAAAAGTGGCGGGGCGGTTGCCTACCCCGCCTTAGGTTTCACTTAATCCATTGACCCAGTTGGTTTAGGATACTTGGCTTTGATACGTGTAATCTCATCGACCCAGGTCGTGGTGCCATCCATGGCATCCCGGTACATCATGTCAAGCTGGGCTCTCAGTGTGGGATACTCCCGCCGCCTACGATTCTTGTACCGTATTTTAGCGTCCTGAATCTTCTGGTCGACACCCCTCGGATCGAGCATTGGCTCGCCGAGTTCTGGGTTGTGTGGAGGTGTAGGACCATTCCACTCGAATACCTCATGACGTGTTCGGTCAAGCTTGAGCAATGTTCCAACATCGTGACTTCGCTCAACAACAATTCCATCCCTGACTGCAAGGAACATATCTTCCTCCTTTTAAGAGATAATCACGTAACTACCATCATTGTTACCTGGAGTGGCGGGACTCCAGCCACCGGTGTATGACCCAGAATTTACATCAATACCCGACCACCTATCCGCGACGAATGCGTTGCCTAGTCCATTTTCATAAATGACGCAATTTCTCGCGTCAATGAATGAACCCTGGTATGAGTATACAGGAGAATCCCCACACCCAGACACTGTTACATACTGTGCTGAACATGTTGAACCATTGAAACAGAAAATCGCCTCGTTGCTGCCGCCCGACAGGTGGGCGTACCTCAAACTGAGAATTCCGCCGTTCTGTGCGTTGACACACCGTGACCCACACTTGCTCATAAAAGAGTAGTCCGCGAAAAGCATCGCATTGTTCTGAGAGTAGGCATCTGTTTGGAATCCAACAATGGCGGCAGCATCCCCACTCGCATCCGAACCAGCGAAGTTTATCACGGCACCATTGAGTAACCATATACCATACTTCGCATCCGTGTTTGAGGTATCATAGTTACCTTCGAGAACGAGACCTCTCCAGGCACCAGCGGTGTATGTCCCGTTTATTTTCAATCCGTTCTTGTCATCAAAGGCGATGACCGTTTTGATCAACTCGACAGTACATGTTACTGTCCCGGATGCCTTATTGGCACCATTACGATAGACAATATCAACCGTTGCTGTCCGTGAGCCACCGTCCCACCCTGAGACATAATGGCAACCTAATAGAGCGTTGGGATTTACTCCACCAGATGTAGCCCGCACAGCAATATAATCACCTACCGAGACTGATTTCCCAACTGGTAGGACGAATGTCACCTCGTAGCTGATCAGACTACCGAAACCAAGAGCCGTTTCACTAACGCCAATTGAGGCGGTGTCCTGACTGGTGATCTGCTCGGAGACACCTTGCCAAGTCACTTGAGAACCAAACGGGTGCTGGAACGACAGTGTTCCAGCTTCGGGGAAGATACCTTCGCCAATGTCTACGAGAACGGTGTAGTCACCAATGTAGAGTTGACCAAGATATTCAATAGTCCTCTCTAACGTAAGGAAGGGGGTGCCAGACGAGCCATCACCAGTAGTATCATTACCCGTCGTGCGAATGTACACGGTCTTGTTTGCTGTTAGGGATAACGTCCATGGAGCCGATTCCATCTGAAACTTTCCAGCACTGTCTGCTGTGAGAACGTACGTCATTTCAGCACCGGTGAATGCAGGGACTGTCTCTGCAAGTACGTCAGCAAGGCATGTTGTATGCCATCCCGAAACGCCAGCGGCAGACGATGTCAACGCTTGATCATCACCAGTTGGTTCAGACAAGCCAGTGAAGGCGGACTTGTCTTCCCATGCAACATTACCAGAGCCATCACTTGCAAGAACCTGATCGTTACCTGCTGTCGACCATGCTGACACTTTAGCATCAGTTGATATCAAAACCTGATTGTCTATTGAAGGGGCTGGAGGGACCAAATCCCACGCAACTATCTGAGGGTCAGATTCGACTCCGGCGTGGTCATGGAAGCCACTCTCATCTGTGTAGAGAGCACTATCCCATCCAGTCCAGTCAGTTGTGTATCGTTGTACATGGTCGTCAACTTCAACCATGAGGTAATTCCACTCGGAGGAAGTCGTGCCCAACATAACACAAACTTTGTCAGTGTTACCATTGTACCCCACTCGGATGGAATCGAAAGGTGTTGTGCCATTAACACTCGCCGACATGTTCGCCCAATAGCCCGATGTACTATTGTAACCGCCTATTTGTATTTCCCAGGCAGAAGATGCAGAGTGTTCGTACCCACGGATTTTGAAAGTCTGGAAGTTATTGGTGAACCCAAAGGGTAGATCGATTACGAGTGTTCCAAGATTAGTCCACCCTGTGATGTACCGACTGTGCATACACTTCCATACGTAGGCAGAATTTCCATGGTTGTACCTTGACCCTTCCTCAAGGTCCATGAACGTACCATCGGGAATGGTAATTAACCCAGTCGAACTGGAAATGGCGTTGCCGTCGATTGTGATGTTATCAAAATCTACAACACCTTCGCTACCAATTGTCATCCATGTGGTGACTGTTCCAGCGATGTTACGATTCTGGAATAGTAGGGTGGCACCTCGGGTGTTGGTATCAGACTCACGGACTGAAATGATTTTAGACTGAGGTGTGTTAAAACCATACGAATGTGGTGTCAGAAAATGTATAGTAGCCGTGCCATTCTCAACATCAGAAGTACCACCAGTAATTTGAATCACTGCATCTGGTGAATTCGCCACGACTATCGAACTACAACTGACTTCTCCAGTTGTTGTCAAATCGTCATCCTCGAAACTGATATCACCTGTACTACTCCAAATCTTTGCGGCGTCGATAGAGATGGAATCGACTGTCAACGAATTCGCATTCATGGCTAAAACTGTAAAGCCACCTCCGGGAGCGATGCGTGCCTTCGACGTGTAGCTACCTCCATTGTTGGTGTAGAAATGCAGGGTCCCAGCATCATCGGCACCCGTTCTGACGGCTGTTATCCCAGCAAGAAGCGCTTTACTGACACCACTATCTGTCATACTGAAAGTCATCCCAGGTCCGAAACCATTTATGGCATTCGAGCTAGTCTCAGCAATGAAGTCAGCAGTGTATTGGATAGCATTGGTACTTGTTGAAGTCCGTGTAACATCAAAAGGCGCATAGTCCGAGGATGATACTTCAAGGGTATTCAGGACGAGGTCAGTTGTCCAAGCAGCCGTCCCAGCACCGGTGCCTACATAGACTTCATTCACCGCACTGTTGGCAGGGATGTTAGAGCCAAAGGACTTGGCTTCCCAGGCAACGTTCCCGGAGCCATCGCTCGCGAGAACCTGGTTGTTACCAGCCGTCGACCATGCAGCTACGCCAGACGCTGTGGATATCAGTACTTGGTCATCCACCGTCGGCGCAGGTATATTCGACCCAACAACCGTTCCGGTTGTGGTCAAGTTCTCATTGTCGAAGCCAATGGCTCCAGTGTCGCTGGAGATAACAGCACCATTGATTGTGATGTTGTCAAAATCTACAACACCCTCGCTACCGATTGTCATCCAGGTTGTTACCACCCCAGCGATGGTACGATTCTGGAACAGTAGGTTAGCACCCTTGGTATCAGTGTCTGACTCACGGATTGATACGATTTTAGACTGAGGGGTATTAGTACCATACGAATGCGCTTCCAGGAAATGGATGGTGCCCACACCATCTGTAACATTGGCTTCACCTGATCTAATTTCTATCAGTCCGTCGGCTAGGTTTACCACTGTCAACTGGCTAGGATACATTACCCCAGTTGTGTACACGTCATCATCGGCAAACGTGAGGTACCCTGTCGAACTGGTGATATTGAAATCTTTGATAGTGATGTTGCCAGCATTCAAACGGTAGAGTCCGATGATGTCATCTGTCCAAGCAGCCGTCCCAACCCCGGTGCCAGCATACAATTGGTACTGCGCCGAGTTAGCGGGAATGTCATTGCCAAAGGACTTGGCTTCCCACGCAACGTTACCCGAGCCATCGCTCGCGAGGACCTGGTTGTTACCCGCTGTCGACCATGCAGCAATACCGGCTGCCGTGGATATCAGAACCTGGTCATCCACCGTCGGCGTAGGTATGTTCGACCCGACAACCGTTCCGGTTGTGGTCAAGGTCTGTGCTCCTAAGTCGACGGGACCTGTTGCCCCAGAGTAGAGTACGTATTGGGTGTGATCGTCATCGCCGAGTCCCGCAAGGGCACCGTGGTCTGTCAGAGGGTCCTGCCAGGTTGCCGTGTCCGCACCAGTCGAGGTGAGGACCTTGTCGGTCACTGTCGGCGCAGGGACATTCGACCCAACAACCGTTCCGGTTGTGGTGAGCGTTTGTGCCCCAAGGTCAACAGCCCCGGATGCTCCAGAGTAAGTCACGTATTGAGTGTGGTCGTCATCACCAAGCCCTGAGAGGGCACCGTGATCTGTCACGCCTGTTACGGCGTCTTGCCAGGTTGCTGTGTTCGCACCGGTCGATGTGAGCACTTTGTCTGTCACTGTCGGCGCAGGGATATTCGACCCAACAACCGTTCCGGTTGTGGTCAAGGTCTGTGCCCCTAAATCGACAGTTCCGGATGCTCCGGAGTAGGTCACGTATTGAGTGTGATCGTCATCGCCGAGTCCCGTGAGGGCACCGTGGTCCGTCACACCGGTTACGGGGTCTTGCCAGGTTGCTGTGTTCGCACCAGTCGATGTGAGCACTTTGTCAGTGATGGACGGCGACGGGATATTCGACCCAATGACCGTTCCGGTGGTGGTGAAAGCTTGTGCTCCCAGGTTGACTGTTCCGGAGGCTCCGGAGTACGTCACGTACTGGGTGTGGTCGTCATCAGTGAGTCCTGTGAGGGCACCGTGGTCCGTCACACCGGATACGGAGTCTTGCCAGGACGCTGTCCCGATACCTGTAGAGGTGAGAACTTTGGCAGCCACTGTCGGCGCAGGTATGTTCGATCCAACAACCGTTCCGGTTGTGGTTATGGTGTAGGACCCCATGTCGAGATTTGCTATTGCCCCTGAGTACATAAGGTACTGAGGATGGTCGTCGTCACCGAGCCCTGTGAGGTTACCGTGGTCGCCCACGATGGACCCACCACCAGAAGGTTCGTCGACTGCTTGACGATAGTCGTCAACTTGGATGAGGTTGTAATACGGAGAACTAACCTGTCGACGTAGGATAACACGGGCAATGACTTTCGCCTCTACCACAGGGAGTGTGCCAAAGTCCATATCAGACAATTGGTTCCCATCTTGGGCTCCTGTCAGGGTAGACGAATCTTCTTGACCAGGGATCAAGACGACCGGGGTATCTTGATCGTTGGATGCTATCACCCAATACGCAAAATACCCATTGACATTTACCGCAGTCCACTCCCAAGTCCCACCATTGGTGTTCACTTGGGGGATGTTGGTATCGAGGTAGACAGGGGTTGTCGAAGGCGCAATTAGTCGCCAGTCATCTGTTCCACTTCGATAGAATATCGGCAATTCCGCTGGTGACAAATCCTGTGACCATAACCCGGCTCCACCGACGACATCCTTAATCCAAATTTCGATGTCTTCATCATGAATCTTGCCCGAAGATATATCGAGGTTATCACCATTGATTGTGACTCCAAGACCTTCAGACCAACGTGTTGAAAAGGTATGGTGGAGGTAATGATGAGTTGTCCCATCCATCTCGTAGCCGTGCTGCTCAGGACCATTCAACGAGAATATGCTGTTGGTGGTATCCCAATAGACGATGCAGACTCCAGCCCAGTCATCGGCTTGGATATCCCAGGGTGTTTGGGAGGTTTCAAGCACACCACTGTCGTTGAAGTAGACAAACCAGATACCTTCGGTATCATCTATCACTACGGACTGTGTTGTTGTCTTCGTGTACTTGATACCCTGGACCCAAAACTCGAAAGAGGCTCCGGTCGGATCAATACTGACGGTTCTGGATGGACCATCGACCGTTGTCGCGGTCAACAGTGTTGCAGAGTAGTTGGCAGCCCAGCCAGTCTTCTTTGTGTACTGGGGGTGGTCGTCGTGTTCGATTCCAGAGATAGAACCGTGGTCGATTGAGGAGTCGCCCTGCCGGTCCCACCAACCATTGGCGGTGTCCCAGCGGAAGAAGTCGCCATCTGTGTTCGATCCTAACTTGATACCAGTAGACAATTCGTATGGGTCAAGTCGGAGAATTCTGACAGCGATAATACCCTCGGTAGCACTCTTCCTAACGACATCACCAACCGCAATCCGAGTGTACGGAGCGTCGAGCATCGTGGTTGTCAACCCACCAGGGGTTATATCCAACCAAAGAAAGTCACCTTCGTTGAAGGCATCGGTATCGACGCCACGAACAAGACCCCGAGTGGTCACATAGCCATTGGAGTTATTGTCAATTGACTCAGTCGTCAAGCCAAGTACCCCTGACTCTTCTTTGACTGAAGCGTCGGCCGGACCAATGGTAGGTCTGTTGGCTTGAGACCCCGTCACGTAGACGGGAGTCCCATCCGTGATAGAGCTTCCAGAGACATTGCGAACTCGAATGATGTGCTCTTGACCAATCTGCAAGTTGACATTGCCGCCGGGCATACCGACTTCAAGAGTTCCATCCTCAGCATTCCACTGAAGACGCCCTTCAGCAGTGCCATCGGAGTAGGTCAGATCAAATTGGATGTAGTCAACGGTCTCGATGGACCCAGTGATGTGGATGTCGGTAGCTGTGACATCACCAGTTGTTGTCAAGTTGTCATCACCAAAGTCAATGGTGCCTGTCGTGCTGAGAATCGTGTTTCCATCAATCGCGATATTGTCCACCGTGAGAGACGTGAGACCTGTGACATCGGTTGACCATACAGCCACGTTCGCGGCAGATGCTTGGAGCATCTGGCTCGACGCTGTCGGCGCAGGGATATTCGACCCAACGACTGTTCCAGTCGTGGTGAGGGTCTGTGAACCCAGATCGACATTCGATGTCTCTCCGTTGTTCAGAACGTATTGAGGGTGGTCATCATCGCCAAGTCCGGCGAGATCACCATGGTCTGGTTGAGCCCACACTGCGTTGCCAGATGCGTCCGCAATGAGTGCATAGTCCTCGGTTCCGCCAGCCGTTGGCAGAGTCCACCCACCGGCGTCAAGAGCTTGACCCGAAGGCAATTGCTTGAAGACACCAACATCGATAATCATAGGTTTGAAAGACATGTCTCTCCCTTATGCTCAAACCCACGCGAGACCCGCCCTCCGGGGCGGGTCCAGCGGGTATGTTACAGTAAGATTGGCAATTCGATTTCGATATCTAACGTCGTAGTATCAATTGCACGTCCGACACGAACAACGTATTGACCAGGTGTTGAGGGTGCTGTCGAAGTGAGCCTACCAGCCGTTGACGGGTCAAGGAAGTAGAACACTCCAGCCGACAGATTTGTTGCACCTGTGATACCTGACCAATCGGACCGTTCGATGCGTCCCTCTGTGAGGAATCGACATGTCGCGCCCGAAGCCGTATCGGTCATAGAAAGTCCAGCCACTTGGGCTGTTGTTGACGAGTTTGCTTGTGCTGGAAGAACGTGTCCAGTTCCAGAAACGATATACAGAGGGTTCCCGATGATAAGAGCCGAGTCAGTCACGGCTTCATAGTAATCGAGTGTCCCAGGTGTTGCTGGAAGTTGAGGTTCAATAGGCACGTAGATTCCGTCCTGTACGTCAGAGCGTATTGCGGAGTAACGTAACGAGGGTGGGACAACCTGGGGATTCCAAGTCGGGTCCAATTCACCTTCAAAGGTGATATTCACCGTGTAGCTGTCGAACCTATCCTCAATGGCAGGTTCGTCCGGATTGGTGATGACACCTCTCCAGTAGCGATGCTCCCAGTCAATCATGCCGATCTCTTGACCGAGGTGGTCGTCGATGAACGTCAGCAACTCTTGGGATTCAACTCGGAACAGTCCCGAGAACGTCATCACGATTGTTTGAATCTTGGGCCATATTGGGTCGGCATACACGATGAGTGTACCACCGCGAGTCTCTTGCAAGATACGGTGGAACGACAGTCTGTCTTTATTACCAAGGTTAGGTGTCTTTAATGACACAGAGTCTGAGACGACGCCAACCGAAGGATAGACAAACTGGAACGGAACCTGGATACCAGCCATCGGACCATCAATGGCAGCCGGTGGAGGTGAAGGTGCGTCCGGGTCAGAACTATCACCAACGAACGGCGAGTACTGACAGGTTGTCGTACCTATGATGAGCGTGAACGTAGTAGACTGGAGGAAGTTTATAGGTGAAGAAGCTGAGATGCCTCTCTCAATCGTGAAGGCTGCTACCTGTGTGAGTTCGAGCGGAGTTGAACCAGGTTTACCAGCAAGTCCTACAGCCGACTGTGTCAGAGCCAGAGAGCTTGTAGCACTCTCTTCGATGGCATCCGGTACGGCGTGTTGGCTGAAGCTAATCGTGCTGGACGCAGATACATCAGTTCCAGACACAGAGGCTACGTGAGCCGATGCAAAGGATACCAGACCAATTACCGAAGATGCGTCACCGGACAGTATACCTTCGGTCGTAGCTTCTTGCCTCAGACCTGTCTCGACGAGATCGAACTCATCTGTGATTACATTCCACACCAATGAGTTGACAGTCAGGGGACTTGTTGCCGACACGTAAATCGGCTTCAGAACGACGTTACTGTCAGTCAGTTCGAGAGTACTCGAAGCATACACATACTTGAGGCTACTTCGTGCCGATTGCGAGAACTCGATTTGAGTTGTAGCCGCTACCCTGTCAGGTTGGGCTCTCGCAACTTGAGTGAACTCAAGTTGACTACTCGCAGAGAGTTCCTTAGCCGACCTTGCGGTACCTGTAAGCTCTAACGTACTGAACCCACGGTGAATCAAGTCGACCGTAGCCGTGTCAGTCAAGGTTAGAGCTTGGTTGATATCCCTGGCTTTGGTTTCATCGTCTGCGAATTGAACCAGTGTTAATACACTAGATGCATCAACGGTGATGAGACCTAAACTGGTAGCAGTACCAGTTAGAGCCAGCGTTGACGACGCAGATACAATATGTGTTCCAGGGAACGATGTTGCATGCGTTAATAGCAATGCAGAGACAGCATGGACGAACTTCGGACTGTAGTCGACAGATTGTCTCAGTATGAGTTCACTTGAAGCCGAGACACGTCCCACCAGTTCCCTAGTTGTACCCTGACTAAGAGCGAGAGCCGAACTGGCTGACAGGTTGAAGGTCATGACATCGCGTACGGCGAGGTCCGTAAGGGTCAATGTTGAAGAGGCAACCTCCTCAAAGATTTGGGTGGAAGGGAACAGCACCTCGACATACTGTCGAGACACCTTGAGTTCATCCCCTGGCTCTATAACCAGAGCTTCAACGATTTGTCGGGATACCTTGAGGTCTTCACCTGGCTCCACGACCAAGGCTTCTAACTTCTGTCTGGAGACGCGAATAGGCATATCAGAGTCTCCAGGTTAAGTGTTAGCACGAACCCCAAATTGAGCACCATCAACACCTGATGGTGTCCAGGCGGAAGCTGTGTCTGGGTCTTCTTCTACGACCCTAACAGTGGTGACGTAGCTTGTTGATGCAACGGTTACAGGTGAACCTGCGTCAACTGTTGCACCCGTCTTGATCACAGCACTCAAATCCATTGTCCCTGCTGTGATACGGGCTTCGTTGGTGATTTGAATACCATCAATTGATGCCACGTTGGCAGGGAGGTCTTCATACGTGAACAGGTCCTGATGGGCATCAGTACTTGTCTCATTGTATGTGGTATCCTCGTCTAAGAGTGCCCCATCATCGACATTCTGGTAGTTGCTGCCAGCACTGGGTGCCCAGTCAGAGTCGTCACCGGCACCGTCAGGATCGATTGCCACTACTTTCCGATTGCCCAAGATATCGTTGTTGACAGACCCGGTTCCATCAAGAAAGTAGAGATCATCGAATTTGCACAACTCACCATGGGCTTTTAGTCGAAAAGCTGTGTGGTAGGCATTCGCCCCTGCCTGTGTGTCTATCCCAGACAGAGATAGCCAATTTGAACCATTTACCACTAGATCAGCAGTTCCGGCGGCATTATCCGTAAGAACTTTGAATTCGATGTAGTACCAAGTGTTGGTAAACAAGCTGAGGGCGGAAGTTCCAAGAACTGTAGAACCCCGTTTGATCTGAATGGTTCCATCAAAATTAAGAAAGAGGGTCATCCCCACAGTAATGCCATCATAAAGAACCAGAATCTCATCGGCGTCCGGCGCAGCAAATTGGAACGCAAACCCTGCAACACATGTAGCATCGATTGTCAGGTGGGGTGATTGTATGTATAATGAAGAGGCTTCCCATTCCAAGCAAAAGCCATTACCGCCCCTACCTACCTCCACATCCATGCTTGCTTCACCTAGGGTAACAGGGTACTTACGTGCCACGATACCAGTCGGCTGCGGAGCAATACCAGTGGTGTCGCCGAAGCCTTCAAAACCTTCAATCCAGAGTAATGCCATTGGTGGCTCCTTATATACAAAAGGTGACCGAGACGGGCCGAGACCCATCTCGGCCACCACGAGGGAGAGATTCGTTAGGCGCTGACTGTGTAGGTGGCCTTCAGTTGGTCACCATTGAGTACAGCCACATCGCCGGAAAAGAGAGCGGTTGCCCAGAGTGTGCTGCCCGGAGCGTGGTCGCCCTTGATATTCGGGTTTGAACCCCCACCGACTAGAAGGAGACCCTTGACAGTCCCGGCACCTGTGATATCAAACACGGTGACGGACGAATTGGTAATAGATTGGGCGGAAGCCGCAGCTTCATCCCAAGCGGGTCGTGTGGTGGCACTGTCGCCGTTGCCAGCATCGGTGTAGAGAGCGAACTCATCCCACCCATTACCAGCTTGGTCGATGTCATCGTATGTGTCACCGGCAGCGAGAGCCGAGTAATTGAGGTTGTCAATCAGACCCATGTACCAGGCAGAGATGGCGGCGACGGCATGAAACTGTGCATCAAGCAACTGGTTTTTGCCCTCGTTTACGATCCCGTTCGGGAAGTGGTACTCGTTGATTTTCTCACCATTTCGCCAATGCTCGACAATGTACTTGCCAGACACCGGGAGGTCCGCCGAAGCGGATGCGGGCGAACGAGAAAGCTCAGCTTTGGCTTCATGCAAAATTTTCAGATCAGATATCATTTGATTCTCCACAGGGGGAAAGGAAGTTAAAGGTAGACGCCCTCAGTGGGCGTCTACCTCCGATTGATTAACGTGCCGATCCTCGACGTTGCTCGCGGCGAATCTTCGCCATAACTACACGAGCCGTTTGCTCGGGGCTGGCTGCCCCACTAACGTTGATGTCACCCACATTCGTGTTGTAGGTGTCTCCACCATCGTTTCTGTAGATCGGTTTCTGACCAGCATTCATCGCTTGAAGCTGCGAGAAGAAACGTCGAGACGATCTAGCATTAGTAACAGTCTCTCCCTTGGAGAGCATCGCGGGTATGGTGTCCGTCCCACGACCGCCGTTTGCGAGGTATCCTACCCGACCACCCATAGCCTGATTGACAAACGGGTTCTGGATAATAGGACCTTGCGTCGAAGCCGCAGCTTGAGAAATACTTGCTGTCGCAGCAGCTACCGCATTAGCCGATTGCTCAGCTTGTTGGTACTTTGATATCATTGTATCAATGCCCATGACGGTTGACCCAACCTCCGTTGTAATGCCAACCTGTGCTGCTTGAACTTGCGCAGCTTCCTGGGGGAGTTCTTGGGAGGGCTCTTCAAGCACCTTTGCCTCTTTTAGCCTCTGGTTATGAAACTCCTGTAACCTGAGATTAGCTGCTTGGACATTTTGTTTCCTTCTCAATGCCTCAATCTCAGCACCGGTGGTGTCGCGTTCAGGGCTCAGTTGACTCTGCGAATTCTCTACTAAAGCCTTGGCTTCAGCAGCCGCAGCAGCCAACTCCTTGAAAGCTTGGTGGAGCGTATTTCTCCAAGTGTCAATGTTACCTATTCGGAGAAGACCTTGGTCCAAACTATTAAGTTCCTTTTGGAGGTCGGCTAGTTCACTCGTAGACTTTGGACCTTCCGTGGCTATCCTTTTCAAACTCCCCAAGATTTTGTTGTAGGCAGTATTCTCAGCATTGAGTTTCTTGAGGAACCCTCCCAGACGAAGTTCGCCCTTGCTGTCCTTTACAACACGTCTCGCCCTGTTCTTACCAACCTCTTCGAGAGTATTGAGAGTAGCGATAGCATCCTTCTGAGACTTGGTATACGACTTCTGACCTATGTCAGCTTTGGCAAGAGCTATAGCGTTAGCCTCCAAAGTATCCGAATAAGCCGTTGAGGCTTGACTCAGTTGGGTGGGAGTTTTTACATCTTTGCCCTGTTTCTCAGCTAAGAATTTTACCCGGATGTTGATAGGGTCAGCAGCGAACAGGTCATCAAAAGCGGCTTGAATACTGGCGTGTATCTCCCGCATATTAGTCGGGACATTCATGATAGTCTCAAGCTCGACTGATGTGTCAAGGGCTTGAATCTCTTTGAACAACCCCCTAACCAACTCATCTGGACTGCCTGCAAATTTCTCCACACCTTCCTTGTACTTCTTGGAGAATTCCGCAATTGCTGTCTCAGCTTCTTTAGCTGTCTCTTCGCGTATCTCGGGGGTTAAACTAGTATCAGCAGCAGTTTTCGCAAGATCGAGCCACTTCTTACCCAGAGCGTCCATTTCAGTTTGGTAAGCGACCATCTCTCGACTACTCTCGGCCACGGATTTCGTTGTGCCTTCAATAGCCTCGCTACCTGCATCCTGAGATTTCTTCCACCTATCATTTTGAATAGCTAAGGTACTACTAAGCAAACCTGTTTGGGCTGCGTGCAGTTCCAACTCGCGATCCGTGAGATCACGAGTTGCTTCACCATCCTCGTACTTCTTCGTGATAGATGCAGAGATGGCAAATGCCTGGTCGTTATAGGCACGCGAACTAGCTTGAAGCTGCTTAGCAGCATCCAACTCAGCTTTAGTCCTAGCACTGGCTGCCATCTCCTGGGCACGAACTGATTCCTCAGCCGATTTCTTCCTCAGCAAGTCTACTTTGAGGTTGGGGTCTTTCGCTGTGCTAACTGCGCGTGCGAAGAGAGTTTTCTGAACTGTAGCAAGAGAACTCTTTGACTCATCAGCAAAGGCTTTCATCAGTTTGCGGCCATCCTCGGACGCCTTCTTGATAGTTTCTGTAGCAGCATTGATGGGACCCATCATACTGTTCAGAGCCCATTCGCTGCTTGACACGATAATGTTGTTGGCTTCCTGTGCGGCATCCGAAGCCGAGAAGAATAGCTTACGAGCTTCCGCAGCCCGCTGGCCCATCGCCTGACGCTCGTCTTCGATACGGCTCAAGGTCACCTGTAACAACTGTTTGGACAGCTTAATCTCTTCGTTCAGTATTTCCTGTCGAGCATCTTTGGCAGCCTGCAGAGCAGACTTCGGAGATTCGACATCCAGACGGAGAAGTATTACAAGCCCACTGAGCAAACGTTGACCGATTTCTGTGATGAAGAAGTTCTTTATCTCATTGAAGAACTTGGTAACCTTCTCTGCATCTGTAGAGACGACGAGTTTGTAAGCTCTATCGTATGCACCCTCAAGAGCAGTCTTCTGCTCTTCCATGGTCTTAGCGAAGTGTCCTTGCTCATCATTAGCCAGAGCAATAACACCTGTCAGGCCACGAATCCGTGGGAACAACTTAGCAATCGATGCCGCACTACCATCTGTGGTCTTTGTGACTGCGATGATAGCATCCTGGAGATTGTAGGCTTCCAAAACCTGTTCGCCAGTCTCGAAGCCTAACGATTTCATGGCTTCCTTCATACCTTCGGTCGGCTTCAAGAAGCCTTGCATCGCACCACGTATCTGTGTGATAGCTTTGTCAGTCTTGATACCATTGATAGTCAGGGTGGCTACACTGGCATTCAACTCTTCCATCGTAATGCCAAGTTGGGATGCAATAGGCGAGATAGTACCCAGCCCTTGTGCCAACTCTTCAGCCCGTGTACGACCGAGTTCGATAGTCTTGAAGAACTTCGCGGCAACATCTTCGACTTCAAACACATCCTTGCCGAAAGCGTTCAGAGTACCAGACAAGAGGTTGACCGAGGTGGTCATGTCTGTCTTGGTAATCTTGGCGAACTTAGCAGCCGAGCCTAAGAAGGATTCCAAGTCTTGGGTGGTTTTAGCAACCTGGTTCGAGATTGTTTGGTACGCCGCTTCAGCCGTGTCAGAAATGTCCACGTTGAACGCATCAGAGACTCTTTTCACGACACCTTCGAGTTCGGTCATGCCTCCAATGGCAGGTCCACTGATAGTTGCGATCTCGGCGATGGCTTTCTGGAACTCGATAGCACCGTTGAGAGCAGCTTTGAATGCCTGTCGAATAGTATTCAAGACTCTCACGATAGCCTGTGTTGCGACTACGCGGCCCATGGTCTTCCAAGACACTAGCCAACTCTTAGCGGTGTCAGTGGCGCTCTTCTTGACCTTACCCATTGCAGCGACTAAGGCTTCGATTTGAGCCGTATTCATACCGCGTGTATCAATCTTCGGGGGTGTAGGCAGTTTTATCTTGTTCAGTTTTGATAACTGGGTAGCTGCATTTCTACTGTCTGTATTCAAGTGCTTCAAAGCAGATACTGTCTTGCCAGCTTGCTTGTTGAAGCGTTGCATGGCCACAACAGAGTTGTTCAACGCTGCATTATACTGGTTGAGACCAGTCTCAAGGTTCGTTAGAGCGAGGTATGCTTTTGAGGCGTCTAAGCTAATTTCTTGTCGGATTTGATCAGCCATGGTTATATCCTCAGATTAGTCTTCTTGAGAAACTTAGACGAAAGCGGCAGCCTGATAGTGACGGCTTCTCTTAAGAAAGCCGCCAGACCCTTCTGTTGGAAGTTGTAGGGTCCAGGTTTCCTGAGTCTGTGGAAAACATTGGGATCACTTCCAGGAGAGTTGGACTCATTGTGTACTAGCCACCGGAGATTAGTTGTGTACTTAAAGGTGTAAATACCCTTCTTAGCATTCATCGTTACCTTCCCGGTGCCATGGCGTTGCCCAAACGAAATTCGACTAACAACCTCAGGGGAGATAACGAGTGAGTATCCAATTTCACGGGCTAATCTAAGAAAGGTCGCCCGAGAGGCTCCTGACCAAGTCGGTATTTCAGCCAGGACAGCCTCTAGCCAGACGAAAGCCAGACGACCAAGCTCATTCGAGAGTTCCTCATGTACGGCTTTACGGAACTTCTTTTCGTCTATACTTAGTTTTACTAGGTTGCCATAGAATTTCATGGTCAACAGCCTCCTAACGATGTTTCTTAGAAGGGGAAGCCATGGGACATCCCATGGCTTCCGCCTCATCGTATTCACAGGTTTGGTTATACGCAAGAATCATCGCTTGCATCTGCACCCCGTTCTTGTCCCATTCGGACTTGACACCAGGTGGTAAGATACCTACTCGGAGACAGGCTCGCCAGATGGCGAAGTCTTCGGTGCGATACTTTGGCCAGAGTACTCGCTTGGAACTGGCTCCTGACCAAGTAGAAAAGCCGCAAGGGCTTTTTCGAGCTTGCCCTCATCAAGACAGTTTGCCTCGAATGCAAGATGCTGAATGCGATTGCATTCGACCATTGTGAATCCATTCTTGATGAACTCTTGATCCCATTCAAGCCACGTTGATGGGTCATCGAGAGAGACCTTATCCCACTCGATATCGCTTGGCTCCAAAGACTTGATGACCAGCCAGGACATCTTCTTTTCGGCGTACGTCTTCATCATGTCCTTGTAGCCGGGTTCCTCCTTGTTGGGTACCCAGCCTTGACCGGCTCGGTTTATCATAGGGGCTGTCGGCTCGGGGCAAAGTGCATCAAACTCATCATAGTTCGGGACACCTCTGGCGCGAAAGACAACCTGTTTTTCGCCCCTTGGAAGTACAAGAAATTCTTCATCCGGAAGTGTCGTTGGGTCAATTCCACCAATCTTCATTTTGATTCTCCCTCAAAATTAGAACAAAAAAACCCGGGTGGGTTGGTGTACCCACCCGGGACATAAATTACTGAGCAGTTCGCGTCACTGTCGGTTGGATAGCGTTGCAACGTCCCGTAACAGAAATGGCTGCCTCACCCAGGTCGGGTTCACGACTCTCGGACCTGAAGTCCGGGAAGACGGTAGTCTCGACAGCTTGGGTAGTACAGATAGGCGTGTGAACCACTTCGACGTCAATCGCGTAGGGCTCACACGGGTCAGAAGAACTTGAGACCCATTCAGATGCTCCGCCGATATTCTTCAGAGCGTCCATGGGCGAGATGGCCTCGCCGGTCCCCGTGGTGATGTACTCGTACACAAAGTCAAGGCTCAAGTCGAGCGGGACTTGGTCACCCGAACGGACGGTGTCGAGGACACCACGGTCGAGATCGTACTCGTACTCACTGGACTCGGTGTAGGTAAGGTTACCGTCACCGATCTTGATTTCCAACTCTTGCGGAAGGAACGTAATCACGTCGTCGTTCGCAGGCATGTCGCCAACGTCCAACGCTGGTGAGAACGTCAGTTCCCAGGATGTCGCTCCGGGATGGAGGACTGTGATAGCCTCACTACCAGCGTCGACAAGATCGACATCCTGGATAGTCATCAATGCCACGTCGGTGACGAGGTATTGACCTCGATACTCCACGACGAAGACCGGAGCGGTTCCGGTCACAAGGATATCACCGGAATCGATGTTGGCAAGACCTTCAAGTGTAGACTGAACAGTCGCTGCCGAGGCATTCCAAAGGATAGACCCGGTAGGACCTTCACCATCGAACGTCAATGTGAAGTTGCCAGCCGACGGCGTGTCCAGGTCAATCTCTTGCTGTTCGTTGGAGTTGACAGCGGAGATGACGAAAATCGTGTCAGCCACAGTGTCAATCGTGAAGCGAACTCCAACGGGGACTATCGTGGTTGCGGCAGGGGTTCCGGAGAGGGTGTCGATCTCAATTGTCGTGTTTCCACCCGCAAGTGCGAGGTCGTCTACCAGACCGGCTCCAGCCCAACCATCCTTCAGCTTAATGATACAATTTTTGAGTTCTATGCGTGCGATGGATCACCTCCTTACTGGGCGGTTCGAGTGACTGTCGGTTGCGTAGCATTGCACCGACCTGTTACAGAAATGGCAGCTTCGCCCAAGTCGGGTTCGCGGCTCTCAGAACGGAAGTCCGGGAAGACGGTCGACTCGATGGCTTGCGTGGTGCAAATCGGAGTGTGGATCACTTCGACGTCAACCGCGTAGGGCTCACACGGGTCAGAAGACGAGCTTCGCCATTCAGACGCTCCGCCGATATTCTTCAGAGCATCCATCGGGGAGATAGCCTCTCCGGTGTAGGTTGTGATGTACTCGTACACAAAGTCGAGGCTCACGTCCATGGGCACCTGGTCGCCGGAACGAACGCTGTCAAGGACGCCTCTGTCAAGGTCGTACTCATACTCGCTCGCCTCAGTGTAAGTCACGTTGCCATCGCCGATCTTGATTTCAAGTTCGATGGGTTGGAAGGTAATCACATCCCCTTGGGAATACGACCCAGCACCAAGAGCGGGCGTGAAGGTGATGGCGGTCGTGGCCGCAAGACCATCGGCGGGCGTTCGGGTGACAACGGTGTGTACCGCAGCACTGTCAGTTTCACCTTCATGTGTGAATTTCGCACCCACCGGAATCACATCAGTTCCGAGTCCACCGGCGTTGAGGACGGTGGTCAAGACGTCACACCCGGCGTCGGTCGCGACCGGAGTTGCGTCGTTATTCGTCGACACCCCGCTGAGACCGTCCTTCAGCTTAATAATACAATTTTTGAGTTCGATTCTGGCCATAGGGTAAACCCTCCTAATAGGCTGTAACTGGGGTCAATACCCCTTTTGGTTGGAACGTAAACGTAGTTGACTTTGTCGACCGCTGCTTCGTACAGAAAGTTGAATAGGGTATTCCAATGTCATCGGCAGCGTCTCGAAGACATTCATATTGGATATCATCTACAACAATTCTTGTTGCCCTCGGATGTTTCCCTCTTTTGTACTTCAATCTGGCTTCTCGCATCTTTTGCTTTGCATCATCAGAAAATTTATAACCAGTTGTTCCTGTATGACTATCACACATCCTCCTTCGTGTTTCATCAGATGCTTTCCATCCAGTGGAGCCTTCACCACCTTCGGTGAGATTGTAACCAGAATGTGCCATTGTATTCAACATACGTATGGCTCTGACTTCCATTTCTTTCACGTACTCTTCTGTCCCTTTGCATATTACTTGGAAGTCCAAATTCTCGATACCATACTTCTTAATAGCATGGTACACAAGTTTTGAACCATGTCCTGACCGATGTTCTCGCCAACGTCGTATGTAGTCCTTAGCAATACCTACGTAGCGTTTCCCATTAACAAGGTTTGTCACGACATACAAAAACATACTTACTCCGCTGAAAGGAACATTTCGTAACGAGCGTCGACCACAGATTGCTTGACCTTATCAGTTGGGTCAACTTTTCCGAAGTGCATCACTCGTATCACATCATTCTTCCCCGAACGGGGAACCAAACAACCCAGGTACGAACTATCATCTCCAACGGCTGTGCCGAATTTGTAGATGAGAATTGCCCGGTCCATTGCCTCATGAAAGAGACCCGCGTTTGTCAGGATCGCGTGCCTGTTCTTCTGCTGACCTCCAAAACGGCTGGTCAGTAATACGTTGACATCCATCCAGATTTGGTATTCACCAGATAGCTTCCTAGTGTAGGGGCCAGTGATACGAATCTCAACGCGGTCTGTCTCCCCTGTGAAATCATCCGTCTCATCGTCAACTCCCTCAACAATCGCTGGGATGTTGTTGGCGTCTGCGACGTCATTCAGATTCTTAGCAATGGAGGCGAATATCCATCGAGCCCAATTAGGATTAGCTGACATTGGCATCTCCCTGTAGTTCAAGAAGGCTATCAGCCCTGAGAAGATAGATTTGTTCAGGGACTTCTCCAATGAGTTCCCTCCCAACAATTATCCAGCCAGACTCGAACTCGTACTCTTGGAACGATTCGATCTCGTACTTTCGATTACGATAGACAAGGTAGCTGTTGCTGGTAATATCAAGTTCAGGAGTGTCATCACGGTCGACGATGAAAATGCGACGACCGGCATCATAGGTCCCACCGACTACGAACATCTTGTTTGCAGAAATCTGAGAGATACTCTTGCGTATCTCCTTCTGAATTCGAGCGGGTAGTACGACCGCACGATCAACATGTACGACATCCTTGACAATAACTGTGACACCAGTTGCTTGGTTAGTCGTTGAACTGGCTATGGTGTAGATGTCGATAGTGCCGCCGTACTGTCGCTTCAACATATAGAGCGTTTGACGAATCATACGTTTGAGAGCTAGTTCGGCAGGATACATGGCTGTCTCGCTTAATTGAGGCTACGGTCAATGACATCATTCAGACGGTCCATCACCCTTACATTTTGTTCCATCACTTGTGTGTTCTTGGTGATCACTTCCGTACAGTTTGTAACCAGAGGTAGAATAACTTCCCGTTGTTCATCCTCAAGTTCTTTGATTCGTGTCGAGAGTCTGTCTTCGCGACAATAGTCGCGCCAGATGAAGAATACCACTGCGGCGACGAATGGACCATAGTTCTGTAAGAGCCAGCCCATGTCGGACAGTCCATTAAAGGCGAAAAGAAAATCCATCATTCTGTCTCCTCTGGCAGTGTAAAAGAAAGACCGCCCACCGGGAGACTCCCGGTGGGCGAGTCTTGAACGTCAGAGAAGTCCGGCTTAGCCGAGCATGACACACGCGAGGTTGGTGTCAAGGACAGCCAAACCAGCGAGCATATCGCAGTTGACCCGAGTACCACCAGCGGACTGGCTGTACTGCATCGTGATCCGCATCGAGATGCCGTTGTACGAAGCGACGGCAGCTTGGACGCCAGTTCCGGCTCGCGGCAAGGCGAGGGGACGTGTGATCAAGGCGAGAGCTTCGCGATGGAACGCGAGGTTCATGCTACCTTGGGGACCGGGGAACGCGGCAGCACCATCAGCGACGGCAACTTCCAGGGGACGGTCGAGGATGACATCGTTGCCATTGATCTCGATGACCACGTAGGTCCGACGAGTGGCACCGGTGCCGAAAGCACACAGTTGACCGATATTCCAGCGGGCGATATTGTCCATGCCGATGGCCTTGGACCAACCGATGGCGTACGAACCAGCGGAGGGGTGATTGACGGTGTCCGACGTGTACGCCGTGCAGACAGCACCAGCACCGGTCGCGTACTTCAGGGGCTCGTTGAGCGTGAAGTCCGTGGTCGCGGCTGTGATGGCGGTGCAGTACGTGGGCTGGTCGTTACCGGCCACATTGATGAACTCACCAACGACGGTGGCACCAAGGGTACAGGACAGGGCACCAGCTTCACCAGCGACTTCAGCACCAGTCACGGTACCGGCAATCGTGGTTCCGGAGACGAGACTCGGCACGTTCTGACCCATCCAGGTATTGAAACCGTAGATGTGGCCCAGACGGGCGTTCTCAAGAGCAACTCCACCATCGCCGCGCTCGTTCGCCTTCACGAAGATGTCATTCTTCAAGAGGGCAGTCTCGCTGGACGAGGTCAGGAGCAGATGTCGCTGGGCATCCATCGGAGCCAAGTTGTCGTTCAACTGCTGGCGGGCTTCCAACACGATATCGTTGGAGGTCGCAGCCGGGAGGTTCTCAAGACGACCGACTCTGGCGGCACCACTTGCGCCGAAGAACCGTTGAACCTGACCTGTCACCGAGCGGTCAACACCATTGGCGATGCTGAGCATGGCGGGAGTCAAGTAGATTTGCACCAGGTCTTGGAAGCTCATGCTGTCTTCGCCATCGTAGATGATGAAGGGCTGCGTGAACCACTGGTCCAAGGTCACGGGCACGTTGGTGGACTGTGCGTCCTGGTAGGACAGCGTGTCGCCATCGACCTTACGGGCGATCTTGAACTTGCTGGGTCGACGGGTGTTGACCACATCGCCGAACCGCTGGACTTCGTCCTCGAAATCACGGTGGACCAAGTGAGCCATCACCATGTTCTCTTCGAGGATCGCCAGACCTTCGTTCGCCCACTTCTCGGGGACGTAAGCGTCGTTGTCGTTGGCGTAGCAGGAAACTTCGGGGTTGCAAAGGTAGAAAGAATTCATCTTGTTGTTCTCCATAAGAACGGTTTACAAAAGCAGGGTTTTTTCAGATACCCCGACGACGTGATGATCATTTCGATTTCGGTTTAAGACCGAGGAGTTCGGGTTGCTCCGCGCGTATCTTACGGTACTGGGCTGGGGTCAGCTTCGTAACGTCGACTTGACCATTGGACCCGGTGTTGACACCACCGGTAGCGTTATTGGCACCGAGACCAGAGACCACGTTTGCTTTGAAGAGGTTGGCATACGGGCCAAGGTCTCTCATCCGCTTAACGATCTCGTTCGGAGTACCGGAAAAAGTGACTTCATCGCCCTTCTCATCATGATCGGGGAAGTCGACAACTGTCCGAAAATCACCCGTCTCTTTCCCGTTGTCATCGACGACAGGTTTCAGACTGGTCATAGGTTGAAGCAAACGCATCACCTGATCGGAGTTGTAGGCATCATTTGATACCGCTGCATCCTGCAAGGCACGGGAGATACTTGAATCGTGGAAACGATTCTCCCACATTTCACGGTCGGACCGTTCCTTGGTCAACTGCTGCTCGTACCCATTTTGCAGTTCATCCTTCTCGTGCTTAGCCCGTTCCTCTTTCGTTCGCAACTGATTGCGAACATCCTCCAACTGGGTTTCAGCTTTGCCTCGTTCCTCATCGGAAAGGCTCTTGTGCTGCAAGAGTTCGTTGTAGGTTCCTTCCAACTTGGTGTACGCTTCCTTATGCGCAACTTCGCGACTCTTGCGATCTCGTGCGAGACGCTCTTCGACGATCTTGTTGACAGCTTCAGTGGTGTGCATCTTCGGGTCACCAGCATCGCCAGCACCGCCAGCATCGCCAGCACCACCGCCAGCATCGCCAGCATCACCAGCATTGGCATCGCCACCGCCAGCATCACCGGCATTGGCATCGCCATCGAAACAAGAAACTTCAGAAACGGACAGGTACAATTTCAACACATCAAACATGGAAAATCTCCAAAACGATACCCGCTGGATGTTAAGTCATGCCAGTAGCGGTCCATAGCATAACCATGTAAACCTGACTTACGCAGTCAGTGGACGTGAGTCTCGGATTAGGAAATCCGAGTAAGTAAGATGGCACCATCTTCTCGAAGATACGGTTGCAACAAACGCCAGGCTTGTTCGCTAGGTACTCCGTTGATGATGTGTTTGAGGGGGACTTGATTCCTAGAATAGGAAGACCTTGCCGACCCTATTCCGTGGTGGATGACGGCGAGATTTTCTAGCTCGTCGTCAGGGTTTTTCCCATCAAGTAGTGAGTAAGCAATCTCGTAGGACGCCACTCGAATCTCTTCTGGAACTTCCGTGTCATCATCCCGAGGAAACTCTAAAAACTGTGACTCGGAATGTTTGTCTCCTTTGTAGTTCAAAGCATCAATGATAAGGGCTGCTGCCCAGAGAGCTTTCTTTCTATCGAGAGGGTTCGAGTTTGTCCAGGCACGGCCATGAAGGCGATTTGAGAAGTACTCGCGCGCCTCATAGATTGTCCCGTAGTACCCATATGTGAGGTGGGAAATTTCCCAAATCGCGTCTTGTGTGAGGGTGATTATCGATGCACCGTCACCATAGAAGACACGAACCGGATACAGAACTTCAACAAGCTGCCTGGAAACTGTCAGGCCGGGAGGCGTACCATCTATAATTAACGCCTCAACTTGTTGCCTTGAAACTCTAAGTTCTATGGGCGTGTTGTCTACGAATAACACCTCAGTCCGTTGCCTTGAAACTTTCAGTTCAGGGTATACTCGGTGCAATACTTCTACATATTGCCTTGAAATTTTCAGTTCAGGGTCAGGTGGCTCAAACAGGACGTCAACATGCTGTCTTGAAACTTTCAATCCAACAGGCGTATCGTCTACAAACAACGCTTCAACACGTTGCCTTGAAACTCCTAAGTCAGTGGGGGTGATACCAACCAATGCCTCAACGTACTGCCTTGATACTCGCATTACCATGAGGTGCTCCTCTAGGAAATTCTCGCGAGCACAAGGGCGTCATCGTCGCGGAGGAAGGGTTTGATCCAACGCCAAACCTGCGAACTCGGGATACCATTGATGATGTGTTCGATGGGAACCTGATTTCTGGAGTAGGATGTTCTCACCGCTGCGTAACCCTGACTGATGACACCAAGGTTCTCCAATTCGATCTCGGGGTCTTTCCCATCAAGCAACTCGTAAGCAATCTCGTAGTTTGCTCGACGAATCTCTTCCGGCACCACAGTGTCGTCTCCACGGGGGAACTCCAACGGTTGGGCTTCCTCTGCTTCACGAATCTCCCCATCCGTCGCACTAGGGTTCGCTGCAAGGAGCGTGTAAACGGTGCTCTTGTAGCCTTTGTAGTTCAACGCATCAATGATGAGGGTTGCCGCCCACAGGGCTTTGGGACGGTCCTCTACGGCAGCAGAAGTCCATGCACGTTCACGCAGTCGCATGGCGAAGTACTCGTCGGCTTCCACGAGATTGCCATAGTATGATTGAGAAAGCGACATGTTAGCCTCCTTAGACTACAAGCCATGAATAGCCTTGTGCGGCGGCGTCAGCAACTACCCAAACCTTGTCCAGGTTATTGATAGGAATCCTGACCATCTCACCGGCATCCAGGAAGTATCCAGTTGTTGTGGTGACGTTGAGGCCCCCTACGAACACGTTGTTGGTGTTGGTCAAATCAGCCTTGATCTCAACGTACTTTAGGACAGGTGTGATGACGATTGTGATAGCTGCTTTGGTAGCCCCAATAGTCCCATGCCCGGTCAAAAAACCTTCCACCGATTCTCTTGCAATACTTACGTAACCACCCATGGTCTACTCCTTATTGTTTTGACCAGCACCACGGGTGCGATCTTTTGTTGAGTCTTGTAAAGTCGTATCCCGGCTCTCGGCTTTTTCTTCCGAGCCAGAGTTTGCAGGATTGTCATCGAGATCGACGACACCTCTTGAGGCGGCACCGAGAGGAGCCTTATCTATGACACCCTGGTGTGCGGCGATGGCTTCCATCCTCGCAACATGGTCTGCACGGGCTACAAGGTACTCGTTGTCTGGGAAGCCCAGAGCTTGAGATGCCAACTGCTCGCCAACCAGCCCAGCATCCTTAGCATCGATTATCACTTTGGGGTCGGCAGTCGTGAATTTTGACGTGTCGATCTCATCCATAATCTTAGCGACTACATCGGGGCTGACCTTCCCACCAAGGAGGGTCATGATGTTGGTCTTCCAAAGCTCTTTCCGAGCAGTCTTACTGGGCGTGCCAATAATAACGTCGCTGAGCTTCTTGGCTTCATCAATACGGTCCCCATCACTCTTGAGGCTGTATCGATCTGGATACTTGATAGTAGCAATCTCTCGCTGGTCTCGAACGGATTGCTCGTATGCCGACCAATACTCGGTAATCATCCGTTCAGCAGCTTCGAGTTTCAGTCCGATGTATGACAACCCAGCTTCTAGCCCTCGGTTGTCCATCGACTTGGACTCGGCTGACGACCGTGCCGCGAGAGTCTGCACGGCCAAGTTGACCAGTCTCTTGATGTCGCCTTCCATCTTCTCTTGCAAAGCCATGGAGGCTTTCAGAGGTTCGCTGGAGGGGTGGATGAAACCAGGTCGGTCTGTGTCCTTGTCGTACCGTCGTCCCTGTGTCACGCCTACTTTGATTTCCTCGTCGTGAGCACCTTGGCCACCAGCCGTTGCCGTGCCATCCGGGTTCGCTGCAGTCTTCAGGTGGCTTCCCACCTTCCGCATATCAGCTTGCTCAGTATAAAATGGGAAGTTAGCCTGAAGCGTGTAGTTCACGTCGGACGATACCAGGTTCAACAGAGCGATTTGGTACTCGCATACGTCAATCAGAAGACTCTGTCCGATGTCGATTAGCATGAAGGGGATGCGGCGTAGGTTCAATTGGATTGGACCTGAGGGATTTCCATCCCTGTCGATGGGGTCATCGTCTCCGTTGTAGAACTGAATGCTCACAAACCCATCGTCGTCAATCCAAAGGTGACGGTACCTCTCGACCTCTTGAGTGGGTAACCCTGAAGCAGCGTCGTACTCAATGACGGCGTCTCTCAAGAGAAGCGAACTGAATTCCGAAGGACGCTCAGGTTGGTTGCAGGCATAGCTGAGGATATCCTCAACCTTGTAAGGGTACAGGAAGGGGCGAAAATCTCCGATATCTGCAAGAGTTGATGCAGAATCGATCTCCGGGGCATCCACGAAGATACCAACCTGACCCATTACCAGTAACTCCTCCAAAACCTGTTGACCCATGAAAGCGTTCATGCTTGCGCCACGACGGTCGACTCCCATCTCTTGACCAGCTACCGCATTCAGGTATGCCTCGCTGCCGTCTCGACGTACGATGTCGATCATCGGCTGATATATCGCATTCCGAATGTCGTTGACTGCAGCCTTTGCAAAGGTCGGGATCGGGGTCATCTCTCGCCGGGTAACGAACTGTGCGGTTGTTTCCCTCGTGGAAAACTGTTCCAAGTAATTCGTACGAAACTCTTCGCCACCCTTGTAGGTTGACCGGTATTTATCCCAGAGGAGGGTTGTAGTTAAGTACCCCGGGATTCGGAAATTGACTATTTTCTTAGTAGCCATGTTTACCTCTGATGTTTACCTCTGATGTTTTCGTAAGTAGGCAGCGGCGGCTTCTAACATCTCCGGGCTGTCTTTGAACATTCCAAGACCTGTGTTACAAGGCTTGCATAAGAGACCACGAACATCATTTGTTGCGTGGTCATGGTCAACAGCAAAGTTTTTGCAATCAACACGTCCAGTATCTTTAGAGCCACAAATAGCACACTTACCATCTTGCTCTTTTAGAAGATTATCATAATCTTCAACTGAGATACCGTACTTTTGTTTGAGACGAAGGGCACGGGTTCTATCCCAGTCATAGCGACTTTTTGCACCTGCCAAGTTACATACCTTACACTGTGAAGAAAGACCTGACTTCATATTCGCCGATGGGTAAAATTCTGAAGCGGATTTTTCTTTGCCACACTTTGAGCATTTTTTCATGGATGACCTAGACTAGAGAAATTTGGCGATATCCTCCCCGCTCGTGAGGCTCGCCGCAAAGGGAAGGGCTATTTCACTATACACACGAGCAAGAGCAAAATGGTCAGGGCCAGTAGAGATGTACTTGGCGATCATGTTGTCACTCTGACTCTTAGTTTTTTCGTCGGCTGCACCCTCTTTCACATACGTCCGTACCGGAGCTTGCATATGCTCCTGATACTCCATCGATACGTCACGAGGTAACATGATACGGCGTGGCTTTCTGTATCTTCCAAGAGCAGCACTGAACCAGTAAGCTCTATCCACAGTAGCGACGGGTGCAAAAGTATCATTGTCACTCACCGAAATCTCATTTGCAGTGACACCCCGTCTGAATCGGCTTAG